CGACCTCGTCGTGGCCGCCGACGTACTTGACCTTCATGTGAGCCTCGCTTGGTATCGGATGGTGTAGATGAGCTCGGCGAGCGAGCCTGTTTCGGCGGTGGCGTTGTTCAGCTCCCAGCCGTCCACGACGGCCCAGTTCAGTCCGGTGACGCCGCCGAGGGTCTTGTGGTCGGCGACCCATTCCTCGACCTCGGTGCCGATCTCCAGGGCGCGTTCCTCGGCCTGCTCCGGCGTCCCGTTGACGAGGACGCGGACGATAACCTCGAACGTGCCGTCGTCGGTGCGGCGCCTGCGGCCTGCGCCGAGCGCGGCCGTTGGCTGGTCGGCCCTGGCGCGGCCCATGAAGATGCACTCGCGCTCGGCCAGATCGTCACCGGGCCAGCCGTAGGTGACCTGGAGGAAGGTGCCTCCGGACATGCCGGGCTGACCCGTGAGGCCGTCGACAAGCGCCCGCTTACAGGCGACGACGACGGACCCGGCCATCAGGCGAATCCGAACCGCAGGGCCAGCTTGTCGCGCCAGCCGATGATGACCTGATCGACCTCGGGCAGCCCGGTCGGCCGGTCCTTGCCGGGGATAGACAGCTGGACGTTGCTGTCGTTCATCGTGACCGAAGTGGCGCGGTCGGAGATCCCCACAGAGACAGCGGTGCGCATCACCCGGTAGCGGGCACCCTGCAGCGCGGCGTCAAGGATGTCGTCGGGCGGCTCGGTGGAGTAGCCGGCGTCGTAGGTGATCTCGACGTTGCGGGTGCCGGAATCCCACGGGATGAACCCGGAGTAGCTGCCGACCGTGCGCCGGTAGATGCGGCTGCCGTCGGCCTGGACCTCGGCAAGGTCGCCAGCGTCGAAGGCGACGCCGTTCGACGTGACCGCCGTGACGCCGACGACGAACCGCTTTGACAGCAGCAGCCGGCCGTCGGCGTCCTGCGAGTCTCCGTCGAGCGTCTCGGTCCACGACCGATGGACGAACGACGTGCGGACCTCGCGCTCGATGAGCGCCTCGATCCACTCGCCGGCCGCGGTCAACCGGGCGTCGCTGTACTTCGTGAAGTCGTTCATGTCGGGCATCGCCCGCAGGTCCGACAGGGTGAAGTACGTCAGCGCCATCGGTCAGTCCTTCGACTCCGGCTCCCGGGCGAAGCCCCGGTGCGTGTCGTAGTGGGCCTTGCACAGGCCAGGCACGTACTCGGCTGCCTGGTCGCATCCGTCGACGGCGCACGCCGAGGCTTCCGACTTGGAGTCGGAAGCCTTCGACGCTGCCTGCTTCTTCGCCGCCGCCATGGCTCAGGCGATCGTGACGTTGATCTTGCGGACCGAATCCGTCGCGTACCGAACGAGCACGGCGGTGTACGCCCAGATGCCCAGCTCGATGCTCTCGGGACCGCTGCGCTCCTCGTACCGGAACCGCATCACGTCCGACTCGAACAGCAGCGTGTCCGACGCCCGCAACGCGGCGTAGGTGTCCGGGTAGGTGCCGGCTCCCATGCCCTCGGTCGCGACGATGCCCAGACCACGGATCCGGCCGTCGACGGCGACCGTTCCGACGCCGACCACGTTGAACGCCTGGCCGGCGGTCTCCTCGCCGATCAGCGGGCGGCCGGTCGAGTCCTTCAGCTTCAGGAACTCGCCGTACCGCTCGATCGTCGTCGCGAGGATGTTGGCGGGCACCTTCCGCGCCTTGCGGACGCCGATGGCCAGGTCGACCACCGATCCCTGCGCGGCCTGGAACGCGGCCTCGTTCGCCTGCGCGGTCAGCGCCACACCGGCCGCCTTCACCGCCGTGCCGACCTTCAGCTCGACCTGCCGGTTGTACTCCGACAGGAGGTCGCCGTAGATCAGCGCATCGACCGCCGGAGTCGACATCTCGACCAGTTGGCGGGACACGATCTGCTTGCCACGAGTCGGCTTCGGCACCACGGTGTCGACAGAGCTGGCGAACTTGTCCGTGCTCGGCGTCACGTCGTTCTCAGCCGCCTGCTCGGCCGGAACCACGGCGTCGGCACCGGTCGTCTGCTTCGGCAGCGTCAGCGGCCGGGGGTCGGAGCCGAGCGGGATGTTCCGCACCGCACTGGCCAGGGAGCGTCCCTGACGGGCCATCGCGGCGTACTCGTCGGTCAGCCACTTCGGCGGCACGATGCCGGCACCGGCACCCGCGGTCGTCAGAGCACGGTTGTGCTCGACCAGCCGACGGGCCGCGTCGGCGTCGTTGTCTCCCCGTGCGCTGTACATGTCGGCGAAGAACGAGTGCTCGGACGACCGGGTGTAGTGGCCGGGGTCGCGGTCCTGGGTGTGGAACCGGGTCTCGCCGCTCTCGTCGGTCGGGACCAGCGACGCGGCGAGCCCTTCGACCTTGCGGTTGCGGGTCTCGACCTCGGTGAGGTCCTCGATCTGGGTGGCGAGGGTCTTGGCCTCGTCGGACTGCTCCTTGATGGATCGGAGCTCGTCCTCGGTGAGGTCGCGCTCCTCGTCGGCGGCGCGGGTCTGCAAGCCCTCGATGCCGGACTTGAGGCCGTCGTACCGCGTACGGAGGCGCTCGAGGTAGGGGTTGGTGGACATGGGTGTGTCTCCTGGTCATCTCGTGGGAATCGCGAGTGACCGGGGTGTCCACGCCAGGTGCCCGCATCGCTGAGAGGCGGGGGTGTGGTTGGAGGTGCCGGTATCGGCGCCGGCCGCGTCCGTTGACGTGGTCGGAGAACTGGGGCCGCTACAGAGGCGGCAGGGTGGGCAGGCCGGCGAGGATCTGGCGGGCCTGCTCCAGGTTCGGGCGGTCGTCGGCCGAGCGGACAGCGGCCACAGCGGCGGCCTCGCCGTACGCGCCTTCGAGGGTCAGCGCGACCTCGCGGAGATCGGCGGTGACTCGCTCGATCACGCCGCCGGACAGGCGGCGGTTCTGCCGCTCACGGAAGCCGATCGACCACTCCGACAGCGCGCCGTCGCGCACCAGCGCGAGGGTCTCATCGCCCATCGGGGTCTCGGCGACCCGGGCTTCGATGTACTGGCCCTTGGCGTCGTTGCGCATCAGCGTCAGGCGGCCGATCAGAGTGCCGCCCAGCCTGATGTGCTCCCGGGCCAGCTTCACCCGATGGGCGGCCGACTCCTGGTGCCGGAACGCGCCGTGGGCGAACTGCTCGACCAGGCGCTCGTCGATGCGGACCGGCTGATTGAACGGCACGGCGATACCGGCCAGGGTGCGGCCGTCGCCACCGGAGCGGATCTCGATGTCCGGGGCGAAGGTGCGGTAGAGGGTCTCACTCATCGGTGTCACCGTCCTCGGCGGCCGGCGGGGCGTCAGGGTTGTCAGTGGGCTGGGCTTCAGGCTGATCCGGTAGGGGTGCGCGATCCTCGAGGGCGCGGACCTCGTCGACAGTGAGGAACCGCTTGTCGATCGCGATCGCGTGCGCCTGGTAGCGGGTCAGGGTGTCGGCGCGGAGGATCGCGTCAAGCGATGCCTTGGCGAAGGTGCCGCGGGGCATGTGCATGGTCAGGGTCTGCTCGAACCTGGCGAGGTGCCCACCGAGCGAGAACTTCAAGAGGTTCAGCCCCTCTTGCTCGATGTTGCTGTAGGTCCGCGAAGACTGATCGGCTCCCAGGAAGTACAGCGGGAGACCGAAAATCAGTGCCAGCTCGTGCAGCGTGAACTTTCGTGCCTCGACGAGCTGCAGCTCCTCCGGGTTCCACGAGAGCGGCTCGAACTCGGTGGTGGCGTTCAGCGACGCGATGGTGCGCTCGGCCTGAGCGTTCATCCACGCCGTCTTGGCGTCCCGGAGATCCTGCTCCGTGGCGTCCGGGTTGGTGGTCTTCAGCAGTCCGGTGGGGACGCCGTGGCGGCTGACCGAGTCGGCCTGGCTGGCCTGGTCGCGAGCCAGGGTGAGCGTCGACAGATGGCACTCGAGGACACCCATCCCGCGCAGCTCACCGGGCGCCGACGGTCCCTTGATGTGGACGATGTCGGCCGGGCCGAACGACTGCCCGCCGATGTTGTACTCGACCGAGCCGACCGGCAGTCCGCCCGCATTGGCGCCGAGACCGACGCGGCGCACCATCACCATGTCGGCGGGCACCGGCAATACTGCCGTGGGCCAGCCCATCAGGTTG